CTATCCTTGCAGATATGGCAGTGCTGAGGTCACCGAACCTGTCCCTGACCCTCTCAAGCGCGCCGATGAAATCATAGGACTCATCGGCGAAGTCTTTCGCCTTGTCCATTAAGATGTCAAAGCCTGTTGAGACCAGCCCAATGAAGGCGTTCACAGGACCTGTCGCGGCGTCGAATGCGGTCGTTAGATTCTCTCGCAGCAGTCCCAGAGAGTTCTTCATGGCATCCATGAAGCCTATTGACTGCTTCATCGAATCGCCCATGCCGCTGACAGATTCGGCCGCTCTGTCGGCGCCCTCAGACATGGCATCGAGATTCGCCGTTGCGTCTGACATTGCTCCGGATGCAAAGCCGCCTGCGGCCCTGATCTCTTCCAGAATCTCAACCTGCGTTGAAAGATTGGCATTAACAGAGCTCAGCGTCGAGTTCATGTCGACCAGCACCCTGTTAAGCTGATTTATGATGTCTGGTGATATGTCAGCCAATCGAAGCTACCCCTGTATATGGTAACTATTCGAAAATCAAAGTCTCCAGCGAATTCCCGTCAGCTTCTCGAACCTTGTGGCTGCGGCGCGTTTTCTCTCAAGTAACACGCCGGCCGCAGAGAGCGAGGTCGACTCTGCGGACAGTGCCTCGTAAAGGGCACGGGAGGCATTCATAGCCTCGAGTGTGGCATGAACCTGCTCAGTCTCGCCTGTCAGTCTGGGAATGCCAGACTCACCAAGAATGTACAGCGCTGCTTCCTTGAAGAGCTTGTCTGTTGAGGCTGTCGTGTCTTCTGGTCGCATCTTTGTTTCTCCTGCAGGATAACTATTAGCTAAACCGCCGAAGTCGTGCCGGTACCTCACCCCTGTGCATGCCCATCATTGCCCGGGTGTGGGCGTCATTGTGGTGCATGGCTCGGGTCGGTGTATTCTCATTCTCAGATGACTTGCTGAGCTCCTTATTGATCCTCTCGATGAACCAGACGCGGTACCTAATGGGAATGTTATAGCACTCCCAGTACGACATTCCCATGTAGTACATGAGCAGGAATGTCTGTTCAAGAAAAGACTCTTTATCCTCAGGCGTCAGGCCAAAAAAAGCTGGCACCCAGCGGCATCCGCACCTCACTTACCTCGCTGCAGGAGGGGCAGTCCATCTCAGCCTTCATGTCGATGCCTGGCTCATGCGCGTCCATGTGCTTACGAAGCGCCATGGAGTCACGGGCGGGCATGTTACGGATGAAGCTATTGATAGCTCCGCGGTCGGTCTTTCCATCGATGGAGACGATGGAGTACTGGAGCCTTGTTGTGACGAGACTGTCAGCGACGGCGCCCTGTTTCTTGGAACGCTCCTGCATGACGCTGATGTCCTCCTCATCTCGACCGGTCAGGAACTTGAAGACGACAGTCTTGTTCGTCACTGGAAGCTTAAACTCAAAGGCGTTAGTGCCCATGGCGACCGGCTGGACGCTGAGTCGCTTGATCGCAAGCCCCGAGAGGTCAAACTCCTGCTTCGACTGAGCCGCACACTTTGGGCATGTGACCTCGACGTTATACCCAGCACCGTAGCCAGTGATCCGAAGGGCGACCATCATGGCATTCCTGTCACCGACCAGCATGTCCTGGACCTGAATTCGCTTATCGACCAGGCAGCTCTTGATGAGCTCGGTGATGACCGTTCCCTTCTTGATGAGGGCACGGGAAGTGAGGATGTCCTCCTCACGGGCCGTCATGGCGCGGATCTCAACTGTCTCCCTGCCGTGCAGCGGACTGTCAGACGGGTAGACGATGCCGGTGCTGGGGAGAGGCACCGACTCTACTGGCACCTCAAAGCCGAAATCATCGCGCATTACGTCCTTTGTCTGAATGCCTGATGGAACTGCGCCGCCGAAGAGGACGCTACGATCTGTCTCACCTGCCACGTTTATTTACTCCTAAAATGTGCTATTGCAATTCTTGATCAATTTCGGAGCAAGTAAAAAAATCTGCCGCTGTACCCGAAGATACGCGGCAGATGAAATTTGATAATTGCGAGTTCTGCTATTGAATCAGAACTGGAGGACACAGTTATCGAAGCGAAGCTCCAGCTGGATTTCCAGGAGGTCATCCTGGTCATATCCAAGCTCACCAAAGTTCGCGGACGTGATGAAGGCACCCTTGATGTCCCAAAGCTCCACGACGGTGCCGACGGGATCGACCAGTTTCAGCTGGCAGTCACGCTTGTAGAAGTCAGCATAGCCGGCGCGACCAGAGACCGACTCGAAGTGAGTGCGCACCCACTCCATCACCTGCTGGGCGCCGGAGGGAGCGATGGCATCGTAGAGAGTCAGGGAGAGCTTGTCGAACGTCGTCTTGCCGGCGATGTAGCGGCGAGAGTTCATCCATGGAATCTCCTTCTCCTCGGTGGTGACGCTTGGGCGCTTTGTCGACTTGATGAGGTAAGCGTCAATGCCCTCTACGGAAAACACCCATCGGTTCTTCCTCTTTGGTTCGAACTTATTGGGAATCATATCGGTGACTGAGAGTGTCTCGGCCATTTTATCTCCTGTTCCTTAACTATTGTGATCTATCAGATTGTTAGAAATTACCTGCGTTTCTCGCCTCAAAGTCGATAGAGATGAACTCTGCCGACTTGGTGGGCTGCAGGTAGATCTTGCCGCGGATCGTGTTGTTCTCGATATCGGCCTGAGTGGTGGTGGTTGTGTCGATCTGGACGCGGTACCTCTCAACACCGCGCTGTGCCTGCACCTGCTTCATGATTGGAGTCACGAGCGAGTTGAAGCGGGCGATGGTGGACTCCCTGTTTGGCTCGAAGAGCAGGCTCTCAGCGACGGCACGGACGCGGCGGCGGACCTCAATGAGGAGTCGACGAACGTTGATCCTGTCGAGTGAGCTGCCCTCGGCTAGGAGAGTGCGCTGTCCATTGATGACGACGCCTGCGCCTGGTGTCGCAACGAGGGGGTTGATTCCGGAGTCGTAGACAGTGTCGATGTTCTCCTTGAGGAGAATGGTTCCAAGCTGCTGTGCATTGAGGACCGTCCTGTTGTAACCCGCAGGAGCAGACCATGCAAATCCGATGGAGTCGTTCTGGGCAAACGCGCCGAGGACTGGGACTGACGCAGGCACCCTGACACGCTTTGTGGGATCGATTGGATCTGCCATCACAGCGTCAGGGAAATATGTCGCTGCGAATGATGTGTTGAGACCGCGAGATGTGAACCTTGAGGTAGTGAAACCGAGGTTGACATTTGGGTAGTCTGTGACGCTTAGAGACGCAGTGACAAATGAATTGTTCTCGTCCTTGTGCTCCACATCCATGATGTACATGGCATCGAATCGATTTTCGACCGCAGAGATGGCGTAATCAGTGATGACAGGATTTCTCTGTCCTGGGATTGCGAGCAGGTGGACGTCAGCGAAACTCTTGTCGGCCATGATATCGATCGCCTTGCGATATGCTGCAACAGTCGGTCCATCCTGAAGTCCCTGGTTCGCATTATCGATCTCACGACGGACGGCGGCATCAGTCATGTATGCCTTGTTGCGATCGAAGATGTTAAGACCATCAAAACCGCCCTGCATGAATGTGGTGAACTTCAGGTAAGAGCGATCAGCGGCGCGTGAGAAGTCAACATCAACATCGATGAAACGACCACCAATCGACGAGTCGAGGACAGCATCGCGCTGGTAAACAGCCTCATCCCAGCGGAGCTGATCGATCAGGCCGTCGGAGCCTGTCATGACCTGGATCCTCTCGAGACTGAACTTGTTGTTGTTAAATGCGTCTGCTGCGTCTGAATCGCCCTGCCAAGGATTCTTCCAATTGGTGTGGAATCTTGGGAAGTACTTGGCCATGTTAGCGATCGTGGCGTCACGTGTGGCAGCCGTGGCGGTTGAGGCGCCATCGTTAGGACGGCTCACCAGGTTTGCAGTGTCAAACTGGACTCCCCAGTGAAGCTTGCTCTCACCTGTTGCGGTGATCGATGCTGGCGCGCCATTGACCGCGATGTGACGACGGAATGGGACAGGTGGCTGCTTTGCATTGCCAACTGATCCGAGCAGGTTTGCACCTACGCCACCAAGCATACCGGAAGTGAGAAGACTGTATGGGCCCCTAAATCCGACTGGAAGTGTTGTGGTTGGCACAAGCTTATCAGCAACATCGTCAGAGATCTCAATACGAACCCTGCGGGACACCTTGCCATAGATGCCTTCCTCAACAACCTTCTGCGAGCCGTCGACTCTGTCAAAATCAAAGTAGGTGTGCTGATCGCCGATCTTCTTGCCGACGAATGAGTCACTGTCTGGATCGAGATCACAGTCGACATAGCTCTCAAGGATTACAGGCCGTGAGTCGGTGTCATTCCAATCGCGAATGTCCACAGTGAACTTGCAGTAGAGACCAGGTGAGGTGGGAGCCTTGATGTTCTTGATCGAGACCTTGTAAGAAGTGTTGAGGTCTGCACCGTCTCCCCTGGCATGGATCTTGAACAGGTTCCTTGGAGAGCCGCCGAAGTCCTGTGAGATGATGTAAGGAGTAGATGGGTGATCGAAGCGATCCTCAAAGCTCTCGAAGTTAGGAACGGTCGTAGTTCCAACATTCCGCGCCTGTGAACCCGTGATGCAGAAGGCGATCTCCTCGAGAGCCTGTGTGACGCTGAGCCTGCGGACGAGACCCTGGGCAGCGATACCTGAGCCCGTTGGGGCTGCGTAGGCATCCAGCACGTCAAAGTGAGCATACAGGCAGTAACCGTGCCTCTCGATGGCGAATGGATCGGTGTTAAAGATGTTGGCGAAGTAGGATGGATCCTTTGGATTGAAGGATGCCGTAATAACGCTTGGATACTCCTCGCTGTCAGTCGACTTTCCGTTGAGGAGGACCGAGAACTGCTGCTTGCCGCCGCGGAGGTCGACTGACCCAGTGAACCAACCTGCAGCTGGTGACAGAGAGGTCACTGCCGCGGACGAGGCCCCGGCGGATGCTGCGGCGGATGACGAAAGTGTGATCTGAACGCCTGATGCTGCGAGAATGACACCGCGAACAACGGGCACCGCCGTCGTTGAGGTCTGAAGTCCTGCCTCTGAGAAGACCCAGGATCCTGCGGACTCTGACATGTAGCAGCCGAGGAAGTAAGTCCTGCCCTCGTTTCCTGCTGCAGCACCGGCATAGGGATTGTTACCCAGCTGGCCGTTTGACTGGACCTGCTGGGATCCCACAACGAATCCTGCATTGTTAACCTTTCCGTCGTTGCTTCCAGGAGATACACGCTTCTTGCCGTCACCGGCGCCAAGGACCCTGACGTATGTTCCTGCGGAGGCATTCCTCAGCCACTCGTACATCGCAATGGGCGAGGTCCTGTCGGCGCTTGAGACACCGAACTCTGCCTGGAACTGTGTCGCATTTGCAAATGTTGTTGGAACGAAGGCGACTCCCTTCTCGGCCGTTCCAATTACGCCGGCGGCGCGGCCTGTTGGCTGCGCCTCATTTGAGACCACACTGCTGTCAATCTCGCGGGTTGTGATGTTCGGGGCTGACATTATCTTTAGAGCTCCTCTATTCCTAGGTAACTATATTAGACGAACTCGACGCCGGCGGGTGTAATGATAAAGTCGACGGCGATGAATTCTACTGCTTTGGTGGGAACGACAACAATGCGACCGTTGAGCCTGTTATTATTGATATCGTCGGTCGTGTTATTCGTCTCATCCATGATGATTCTGAACTGTTCGATTCCTGCCTGAAGCTTGATGAGGCTTAGAAGCGGGGTTGCCTGATCGATGAATCGATTCCTTGTAGCGGCGTCATTTGGCTCAAACAGCAGGCCACGGGCGACTCCAATGATCACGCGCTTCAGCTCGAGGAAGAGCCTGCGAACATTGACGCGATCGAATGAAGATGCAGCGAGCTGCAGGGTCTTCTGTCCGAAGATCACATAGCCTGCGCCGGGGAACGAAGCAATTGGATTGATTCTGGCCTCGTACAGGACATCACGATCGGCGGTGTTGAGCTTGACCTCGACATTGGACACAAAGTCAAGGGCGCCACGATTAAATCCTGCAGGAGCGAACCATGGGTATGCGACCCTGTCATTGTAGGCCATAGCGCCGAGGGCGGCCACGGATGCTGGTGCCTTAACGCGGCGTCCTAGGCTCTGGTCATTAACGAACACACCCGGGAAGTATGTGGCAACGTAGTTATTATCAATCCCCCTGGCGACCAGCTGATCGATGGTCTTCGAGATATTCGGCTTAGTTGCCGAGTCAGGGAAGAGTCGATTGTTGTCATCGTCGTAGGAAGGAATGTCCTGAATGTACAGCGCAAGCGCATAGCTTGGAAGCCTGCGAGCAATGTAATCGGTCACAAGCGGCTCATTGATTCCTGGCACGGCGATCATGTTAACGCTGACAGTGAGCGGATCTGTCATCAGCTTGCCGGCCGCGCGGTATGAGTTGACCGCATTGTTGGAGAGCTCGCTGCCACCTGGATTGTAACCAAGGCCCGTAACATCGGATGGTGCTGCACCTGTCGCTGCGCGGCCGCCGGTCTCTACAGACGTCGCACGATCACCCAGAAGAGCTGCTGCCTCATCGAAGATATTGACACCGTCAAATCCACCGTAGAAGATGGTCGAGAACTTGGTGTAGTCTGCGAACTTGTTAAACGTTGCAGCCGATCCGGAGAGCAGCGATGCAAAAGTCAGCCTGTTTCCAGGTGAATCGGAGATCGTGAATCCCTGTGGGTCTGGCACACCATTCCTGATGTAGGCAGCCTCACGCATGTGGGACTCAATAGTTCCGGTCACATCCGTGATGGAGGTGTTGGAGAGGGCGACCCTGGCAAGCGTGAACTTGTTGGCGTTGAAGGCATCGGCATGGGATCCAGTCACCAGGGAGTCGAGCTTGGCGATGCCCTGCATCTTGGAGTACGCGAGAACAAGTGGGTTAAACTCGGTGCCAGCGTTAGAGTTGAGGATCGCCGAGGAGATTGAGCCGGTCGATGGGACCATCTCAAACTTGACGCCCCAGTGCAGGCGAGAGTCAGCGATCTCAAGGTTTCCTGGCTCACCGATGTAGGAAGCGCCGGAAGTGATTCCCTGCGTTGCCTTGAATCGGAAGGGCAGGGGTGGAAGGATCGAGGAGTCTAGCTGGTTCGCGGAACCGCTCTTGGCGAGGCGTGTTGCCGATGAGGCGCCATCGCCGTAGGTACGATTTCCGAGCACGAGGGCATCAGTGCCGTCGGTGAGGGTCCTGGTGGTCCTGAGGACTGGGATTCCGCGGAAGCCGAACGGCAGGGACGTCGCGGGAACGACGCCAGCATTGAAGGAGTCCGACATAACGACCCTAACATAACGACTCACGTTGGGGAACTTGCCTGAGACGACAAGCCTGCGCTCGGACTCATCGACAGCGTCAAAGTTGAAGCTGACCTTCGTGTCGCCGATCTTAAGGGCAACGAAATTTGGGCTGTTTGGATCAAGGGTGCATCCCGTGTAGGACTCGAGGACCCTCTGGGAGGTATCCGTGTCGTACAGCTCCCTGACGGTAACAGTGAAAGTGCCGTAGGGGTTGCTAGGATCTATTGAGGCCTTGACGTTGGAGATCGAGATCTTGTAGCGATCATTACCTGCGACGCCGTCTGTGCGAGTCTCGAAGTGGAACAGGTCAAACTCTGAACCGCCGAATGGCTGTGAGATGATGGCTGGCGTGCGTGCTGCAGAGTAGCGGGTGTCAAACCTGCCGAACGTCTGAAGGAAGCCGGCAGAGCCCGAAAGAATCGCGACCTGACTCTCACCGGCGACGTCGATGTCGGTGATCTCGCTCTCAACTGGAAGGTCAAGGTAGAGGACGTGCTGGT